ACCCCACATGAGCTTGATGAGCTGCTCATTCTTTACCTTGTCAGGCAGGGATTTAGAGTCGAGGATCTGCAATACCTTGCGATAATCCTTGGTAGTCATAGGCAGGGTGATTGCATGGGTCAGGATGGTCTCCTTCAGGGTTTCGAGACCCTCAGTACCAAGGATAGCCTCCTTAGCATCTGATCCGATGGTCGGAGCTGCAACGGTGATATTGTACTGACCGATCAATTCCTCGAAATCGAGTCCTACGGTTGGGATATCCCAATCAAGGAACTGCTCGAAGATCACGTTGTCGAACAATTTCTTATTCAGCTCTGAGACCTTATCGAAGCGAATCTGAACATTCTTAGTCAGTTCGCCAAAGATTGATGAATAAAAAAACTCAGGCATGGTTTTACTGCTTTATGAACAGAATGTTCGGGTTAGACTTCAGGCAGCAGCCATTCAACCATTCAGGCAGGATGGGGAAGTTCAGGCTCGGATAGAGCACGACTGCCTCATAAGCTGCATCGATGGTCGGCAGACCTTTGCCGTTAAACTCTTTCACTGCACCATTCACCATATTCGGGGTGTACTTAGACTCTGCCTTCTGCAAAAGAACATAGTCATTTGCAGCGAGGGTCTTTTCACCGAGATACGGGGTGACTGATGCGAGGGCAATCTGACCATCGCTGGGGTTATCAGCGACAATCTTCAGGGCTCCCTCGGTTGATGCATCTGCATCGATATAGCCATAATCGGATGCCTCCACGATGGCTTTGCCTGATGCCAGCCCCGTGATGGAGGCTGAGAGGTTCAGAACATCGTAATCGGCATTGGCGGTATCGATGGATGAGATCGACACGGACTTATCATCCTTGCCTACCATTGCGATCACATCGCCAGCGGCAAAGAGATGTCCCTTGGCAATTCGGGGCTTGGAGGTAGTGCCTCCATTGAGAACGGTAGCGATCTTGATGACTGCGGCAGACATCTCGCTGAAGTTCACCTCTACGAGGACTCCACGATAAACGACAGAGCCAACGGGGATATTGTTCTTCGGCTTGAAACCACCTGGCAGCATCTTACATTCGCCTCTCCAAATCTCAGGAGTATGCCCCTTGATTGAAGTTTTCTTGAATTCGATAGCCATTGTTCAATACGAATTAAGGGTGAATAAATATGGATGCTTAGTTATTGTCGGGTAAGCCTTTCGCCCATGCATCAGCATCGGCTTTCATTTGGTCTTCGATCTTGCCCGTTTCCTGAGCCGCACCCTTTGGCATCAGGTTGTGAGAAACCAACTCATTCTTGAAATCTCCAAGAACCTTATCGAGATCCGCATCCTCAGGGAATGTACGATCCTTCAAAAGGAATTCGGGAATTCCGAGCTTCTTGGCTTTCTCAGCGATCTGCGTATCACGCTCTCCCTTAGCCTTTGCAGCCTTCAGAGCCTCGTTCTCAGCCTTCAGATCTTCGATCGACTTAGTGAGAGGCGCAAGCTGCTTTGCAATAATGGCAGCGATCTTCGCATCTTGTTCACCCTCAACCTGAACCTCATCTTCATGAGTCTCGGTCTGATTGTGATTCGGTTTGCGGGTCTTTCTCGTTATCTCCCCCTGCATGACCTTTGCATAGGGAACGAGCAAATCCACCGCTTTGTTGATATCCTCATCTGAGGAATCATCTTTAAGACCCTTGCAACCCAGTTCAACGAGGTCATCAATTGCCTTTTCTGTAAGTCCCATATCCTTCAGCTTCTCGGATAGAGCCTTCTTAAACTTGATTTTCATATCTCTGATAATTAAAAAATGAATTCAATTTTGCGCAAAGATATGCAAAATTTCAAGTAAATGCTTAACAAGCACCTAAATTTTAGCAAGATTTAACCAAATCAATTTCTCAGGAAAAACTGCAACTTTCCATAACTTTTGCTTAAAAAGCCTTAAAAATAAGCATTTTTTCATTCAAAATGTTGCCTATCTTGATAATAAGCCATATCTTTGCAACATCAAACGGAGGTGCTTAACAAGCATCGAAAGTCAAACTTAAAAATTTCAACGCAATGAAAAGATTCAGATTTACAATTTCCCTCAGGGATGCAAAAAGAGCTCAGGATCTCCTGATGGATGAATTGGGGCAGCATCTCGATCATACTTATACCAACGTATGGGAATCAGAGGAATATGATGAGGATGAGTGGGGAGAGATCCAAAGTGAGGAATATGCAGATGAATGCCTCGAAGATTGGCATGATGAGATCGCATCATTCTTCGATGAACACAATATCGAGTACACTTCAGAATATTTTAATAACTAATAACAATAGGAGGATAAAGCTATGATGATTAATGAATTTGTCGATCTGACGGGTTTCAAACCAACCGAGGATTATTATCACAAGGAGATTGAACCGATCTATGAGAGATCCGACATGGATAAGCGGGATTGGTGCAAGCAATGGAAGAAGAATGGCGGGATCCAAAAGGCTTACGATGCCATGTGCAAAGATGCAGCCGCCAATAAACTGAAGGTGGATGCCTACGAAAAGAGGATTACTTTCCTTCAGGATAAGGAGGTGGATCTTACGAAGAAGTTTGATGATTGCAAGCAGAAGCTCTTTGATGCAAATCAGGCTAATGAGAAACTCAATAATGAGCGCAAGGATCTGATCGAATTCCTCATCAACTCAGCAGAGGAATGGGGTGCATCCGATATCAGGGAAAGAGTGATCTCGATGATCGGTGCAAAGGAATATATCCGATATAAGATAGAACACGATCTCAGACTTTGGGATCTCGACAAGAAACTGATAATGGAATTGATCTAATGGTTATGGCAGATCTGAATCAATACATCAAGAAATCCCACCTCAGGATGGTGGAGAAGTTCAAAGAGGATCTTGAAATGTTCCGCCAGCAGACGGGTGATAAGGTTGCAGAGCTCTATGAGGATGCCTACACATCATTCAAGCTGGGAGATATCAAGGTAGAGAACGGGATCCTCTCTTACCAATATGATGATGGAAGGGATTTTGATAGGATAGTCCGTCAGGATCCTGATACCAAGGAATACTATGAGGATGAAAGCCTCGATTCCCTTCCTGAGATCATCAAGTTTTGGAGAAAATGCCTCAGGCGGGCAAAGAGATATTGGAGCATGGATCCTGATCGCCTCGATAAGATTCAGGATGGAGAGATCGAGGATCAGGATGATGAAGAAGAATAAACCGAGTTTATAACAATTTAATTTCAACGCATTATGAAAGAGAAAGTCAATGTTTATCAGATGGTGACTGATCGGGTGATCGAGCAGCTTGAAAAGGGTATCGTTCCTTGGCAGAAGCCTTGGTCGGGTGCTGGGCTCGCAGATGGAGGTGCAATCAATTACGTTTCAAGAAAGCCCTATTCATTCCTGAATCAGATGCTTTTGGGTCGTGAGGGTGAATATCTCACCTTCAAGCAGATCAAATCTCTCGGAGGAAATATCAAGAAGGGTGCAAAGGCTGGCATAGTGGTTTTCTTCACCATGACCACTCAGGGAAAGAAGAAGGAGGTCGATGAGGATGGTAACGAGATCATCACGGAGGTAATCAATATGCACTCATATCCTATCCTGAAATACTATCATGTGTTCCATATCGATGATTGCGAGGGTATTGAGAGTAAGATCAAGGAGATCGAACCCGATGACACCCTGAAACCCATCGAGAAGGCTGAGAATATCATCAACGGATATCTGAGCCGTGAAAAGAAACTCAGGTTTCAGAATGACAAACCTTCAGGCGATGCCTACTATTCTCCCTCTCAGGATATGGTGGTGGTTCCGATGCTGGGTCAATATCAGGTCGTAGAGGAATACTATTCAACCACATTCCATGAGCTGACCCACTCCACGATGCCTGAATACAGATGCAATCGTAAGAACGAGATGGGGATTGCGGCTTTCGGGAGTGAATCATACTCGAAAGAGGAATTGGTTGCAGAGCTCGGATCAGCCATGATCTGCAATGCAATCAATATCGATAGCGAGAAAGCATTCAAAAACTCGGTCGCATATCTTCAGGGATGGCTGAGTAAACTGAAGAATGATAACAAGATGATTATTTGGGCTGCATCCAAGGCAGAGAAAGCCGCAAAATACATCATGGGTATCAAATAACAATCCGAAACAATCGCAAGGAGCGCATTTCCTTTACGCCTCCTGCGATTTCAGGAAAGAATCGATAAACTATTCACCCAAACAATAAAAACGCTCTCAAAATGGCAAAGAAGGATCTATACAAGAATACGGATTATTTCGAGTTCACCCAGCCGAATCCGACTGAGGGGAACAGATGCAAGAAACCCGACTGCGTTATCAGGGCTTTCGCCATCGCAGCAGATCTCTCATGGCAGGAGTCATACGACATCCTCTCGGCATTAGCCCGTGAGAATTATGATGTACCCAATTCAAAGAATATCTATGAGAAGGCTTTCGCTCAGAGAGGCTATAAGGTCGTGACCCTGAAAGCAAACAAGGGCGAGAAAAGAAAGACCGCAGAGGAATTCGCCAAGTCCAATCCAAATGGAAGGTTCATCCTCGGACTCGCATCCCATCTTTGTGCGGTGGTCGATGGGAAGATCAGGGATGGATGGAATTGCGGGTATAAATGCATCTACAAGATCTATATAATCAATGAGAAATAATAATATCAATAA